CTGGTGACGTTCGCGGAACTTACATTCCCGCAACGGCTTCGGACGGCATCGTGCGTACCGTGATGACCATTTCCCTTCCCGGCATTGCTGTTGGCCCGAACGCTACTCGCGTTGGTGCCCTCGGCGTAACCCAAGCATAAGGAGTAAATCATGGGCCAATTCAAACCTATGGTGAAGATGGAGACCACTGAGCCTTCAGTTGAACTGAAGCTCAAAAAAGGTGGTTCCGTTAAGAAGGCTGACGGCGGAATGATGGGTATGCCCAGTTCCATGCCCTCTATGCCTGCTCGTGGCGGCTCTATGCCCGCTGCATCCCCTATGCGTCCGTCGTTGGCTGCACGCCGCCGTCTGATGAAGGGTATGCCCGCTGGTGCCGCTCCTGCTGCTCCTGTCGGCCCTATGTCAGCAATGATGAAAAAGGGCGGCGAAGCTAAGGAAGACATGAAAGCCGACATGGCCCAAGACAAAGCCATGCTCAAGAAGGCGTTCAAGCAGCACGATATGCAAGAGCATAAGGGCGGCAAGGGCACCAAGCTGTCTCTGAAAAAGGGCGGCAAGATGGCTACTGGCGGCGTGGTTAACGGTCAAGGTGGTTACGCCAAAGGCGGCATCATCAATACCGAAGACCAAGGCGGCATCTATCGCAATACCAAGATGGACACAGCCAAGACTGACAACTCTCCTGCCAAAACTGGCGGCGTGAAGCTGGGCAATGGCGGTGGCTATGCTACTGGCGGTGTGGCTAAAGCTAATGGCGGCGGCTACAAAAAAGGCGGTGCTGCAAAAAAGCACTTCGCCACGGGGGGAGCTGTTAACAACAGCGGCTCTGCCGTGGCAATGCCACAAGGACGTAAACCGATCCCTTCGCCCGTGTCAATCAATCAGTTGGCTGGAACCTACAAAAAGGGCGGCATGGTCGCCCCGGGTAACCGCCAGTTGCAGGCAGTCTCTAATTCAGAGAACGCTCCAGCGATGCGTGCAGCGAAAGCTGACAGCAACCTGAAGTACGGCCCTGCCAACAAGCTGAAGCTCAAAGACGGTGGCAAAGTTGACCTGTCAAAAGGTGCATACGATGCTACTCTGGAAGAGCCTCCAATGGGCATGGGGTTTGCGAAGAAGGCACACAAATTCATGGACAAGCTCTTCGGGGCTGACAGTGAAGCTGGTGCTGGTCGCGGGTTTGTGAATCCGAAAAGCGTGACCAAGTCGAAAGAGTCGGTTACGGTAACGCCACTGAAAAAAGGCGGCAGCGCTAAGTGCTAGTAGAGTGGGGGCTTCGGCCCCCGCTGTTTATTGGAGAAAAATATGGCTATTACGGCTACATCACAAACATTGTTTGATGGCGAACGAATTGCCATCATGAAGTTTTACGCGACGATGAGTACAACAGAAAATGAATCTGCTGTTGTCAAAGTCAATCCTGCAAATTTGGCTGCATCAAACGCAGGTGGAGCTTGCGATGCTGTTAGCATTTTGAAAGTAACAGCTTTGACGCATGGTCTTGAAGTGCAAATGAATTGGGTTGCTACTGCTCCCGTAGTCATTGAAGTTATTCCTCAAAACAATTCTTACACGCAAGACTACTCAAAAATTGGTGGTTTAACCAATAACGCTGGTACAGGAAAAACGGGTTCAATTTCTTTTACTACTTTTGATGGTAGCGCAGGAGATACATACACAGTTGTTCTTGAAATGCAAAAGCATTACGTCAACCCATTAGGCTGATCATGCCAAGCAAATCACCAGCCCAACATCGTTTGATGCAAGCGGCTGCTCATACCAAGGGCGGCTTCGGTGGTGTTCCTCAAAAGGTAGGCAAAGAATTTGCCAAAGCTGATGAGAACAAGAAGTTCAAAGGAGGCGGTCTGTATGACAACATCAATGCAAAGCGTGAAAGAATCGCTGAAGGCTCTGGCGAAAAGATGCGCCGAGTGGGTAGCAAAGGTGCGCCAACGGCTGAAGCGTTCCGAGAATCAGCAAAAACCGCCAAATTAAAAGAAGGCGGGCCAAGCCTTGCCGTTGGTCGTGGCGAGAAATTGCCAGTTTCCAAGGGCGCAGGGCTTACCGAAAAGGGCCGTGCAAAGTACAATCGCGAGACAGGATCACACCTGAAAGCTCCCCAGCCACAAGGCGGCGCACGCAAGGATTCATTCTGTGCCCGCATGAGTGGGGTGGTGGAGCATTCAAAGGGTGATGCGCCTCGTGCAAAAGCATCGTTAAAGCGCTGGGACTGCCCCGGCTGGTAAAGGACAGGCATGGCTTATTCAGGAACCTACGGCAACACGGTCATCACCGTTCAGTCTCTGATTGACCACGGCGCTCGTCGGTGTGGCAAGCTGGCTGAGGAACTGACATCCGAGCAGGTTCTGTCCGCCCGTGAGTCGCTGTACTTCCTGCTGTCCAGCCTGATCAACATTGGCATCCAGTATTGGGCCATTGACAAGAAGGTCTACGGCTTCACCCCTGACAAGTACATCTACGACCTGCCCAATGGCGGCAATGACGTGCTGAACGCCCTGTACCGCTGGATGGATCGCCCCAATGGTGCGTACACATCCTCTGCTGGTGGCACCGTAGCCAACGTCTATGACGGCGATGTCCAGACAATTTGCACCCAAACCTCGGCAAACGGGAACATAAGTGTCAATTATGGGACATCAAATCCTGTGTATATTGGCTCAATTGGCATCTTGCCTGCTGCTACGGGCACTTGGTCGCTCATCTATGAGTATTCCATCGACGGTTCCACATGGAACACACTGGTTGATCTTGGTGCCGTGGCTGTAGTGAACAACGAATGGCTGTGGACGGACATCGACAACGGTCAAAACGTGGCGTACTACCGTGTTCGGGCGTATGCAGGCACCACTTTGAGCCTGCGGGAACTGTATTTGGGCAACAACTCGACCGAGATCACGATGTCGCGCCTGAATCGGGATGATTACACCAACCTGCCGAACAAGAACTTCACTGCAAACCAGCCGTTTCAGTATTGGTTCAACCGAACCATCCCAAATTCGCAGATTTACCTCTGGCCCACGCCCCAAAACGCCTTTTATCAGATGACTATCTGGTATTCACGCCAGATCATGGACGTTGGCGACCTGTACGGTGAGTTGGAGATCCCTCAGCGCTGGTATTTGGCGGTGGTGAATATGCTTTCCCATCAGATGGCTCTGGAATTGCCGGGTGTGGACATGACTCGTGTTGCTTACCTTGAAACGCAGGCCAATAAGTACCTTGCTCAGGTTGAAGAGGAAGAGCGCGACAAGTCTCCAATCTACTTTGCGCCGAACATTTCCCCATATACGAGGTAACCATGCCCGTATTTTTGGACACCCTCGGCTACTCAGACATTGCAATTGCGATTTGTGATCGCTGCAAGATGAAGCGCCCCCATGCGGTAATGAGGAACGATCCAAACTTCCCCGGCCTGCGGGTGTGCAACGAAGGCTGTGCAGACCAACTTGATCCCTACCGCCTGCCAGCACGCAAGACAGAGCGCATCACGATCCGCTTTCCTCGTCCAGACCTTCCACTTGGCGCTGGAGACAATTACCTGATGACGGGAAGCCAAAACCTCGACGGCTCAAACCAGTACCAAATTTCCACGCAGAGCAATACCCAAACGCCTCAAAGTAATGGAAACTTGGATACTATTGCCCCCAACCCACCAGACAATACGAGTACATAATGTCCGCACAAGTCGCCATTACCCAACTGCCTGCCGCTGGTGCTATTACAGGTACTGAGGCCGTACCCATTGTTCAAAATGGGGTGACAGTCCAGACTACCACTGCTGCGCTTGCTGGCTCACCTGTTCAGACGTATACCTATCTGACGGTTTCGCAAACCCCCCAACTTGCAAACAGTCGGTACGTTGGTGCCACCAATGGACTGGTCATTACTGATGGTGGTGCGCAAGGTCTGTTCAACATCGGTACAACGGGCGCTCTACTGTCGTTGGTAAATTCCAGCACTGGCTTTCAGGTAAAGACAGATGCCACCACCCTGACGAATCGTTCGATCGCCATCTCTGGCAATGGTCTGTCCATTTCCAACGGAAGTGGCGTATCTGGCAACCCGACTATCTCTTTGAGCGGTCAGACGTTGAACTTTGCCAATGCCAGCTTTGACGGCTTGGTCACGCTGTCCACTGCTGGAGCCATTACAGGCTCCACGATCACTGGTACGTCCAACCAAATCACCGTAACAAACGGATCTGGTGTTGGCGGCAACCCAACGATCTCCATTACGTCCAACCCATCACTGCCGGGTACGGCTGGCGTGGTTCTGCCAAGCGGAACAACAGGTCAGCGTTCAGTAGCCCCAACAAACGGCACCCTGCGCTACAACACCAGCACAACCCTGCTGGAAGCCTATTTAAACAGCGCATGGACATCCTTGGCCTCTGGGTCAGGTGTTACGTCTATCGCCACGGGAACTGGCCTTACAGGCGGGCCTATCACCAGCACAGGCACGATCAGCATTGATGTGACTGGTGTTACCGCTGGCGCATACACAAACGCCAACATCACGGTCAACGCGCAGGGCCAGATCACATCGGCAGCCAACGGAGCCGCAGGTGGAGTTACCTCGTTCAGCGCTGGGACAACAGGCTTCACGCCAAGCACTGGTACTACAGGTGCTATCACTTTGGCTGGAACCTTGGTCTCTGGCAACGGCGGAACAGGGTTCTCGACCTATGCCACGGGCGACCTGATCTACGCATCGGCGGCTAACACCCTGAGCAAGCTGACAGCGGGAACAGACGGCTACATCCTCAAACTGGCATCTGGAGTACCCACTTGGGCTGCTGCCTCGGCTACAGGCGTGACCAGCGTGGCCCAGACCTTCACTGGCGGCATTGTCTCGGTTGCAGGATCTCCGATCACCAGCAGCGGCACCTTGGCCCTGACTGTGGCTGGAACCAGCGGCGGTGTGGTTTACTTTTCGAGCGCAACGACTTGGGCCTCAAGCGCAGCCTTGGCGGCAAGTTCAATTGTGGTCGGTGGTGGGGCTGGAGTGGCTCCAAGCACTATTACCACTGGCACGGGTGTTGTGACGGCCCTAGGCGTGGCTGTAGGTTCCGCAGGGGCGTTTGTGGTCAACGGTGGTGCTTTGGGCACACCAAGCAGCGGTACGGTGACAAACCTGACTGGCACAGCCTCGATCAACATCAACGGCACCGTGGGTGCAACAACCGCCAACACGGGTGCGTTCACCACTGTATCGGCGACTGGAGTTATTACTTCGACGGTGGCTACGGGTACAGCACCGTTTACCGTGTCCTCGACAACGGCAGTGGCTAACCTGAGCATCGGTGGGAATGCGGCGACCGCAACCACTGCAACGACAGCCACAACGGCAACCAATGCCACAAACGTAGCGTTGGCGGCAGGCACTGGAGCGACAAATTACATCACGTTTTCAGCAACGGCAACGGGTAACCAGCCCCTTACAACAAACAGCTTGCTGACTTACAATTACACCAATAATGCCCTGACCGCAGGCGTTACAGGCGGCACTTTCTAAGGAAGAAATTATGGCAGCAACAGGCTATACCCCCATATCGCTGTACTACAGCGCAACGACCACGAATGTCCCGCTTGCCGCAAACTTGGTTGCGGGTGAGTTGGCAATCAACACGTTTGACGGCAAGCTGTTCTACAAGGACAGCAGCAACGTGGTGCAGGTTATCGCGTGGAAGACAACTCCAGTAAGCGCTGGTGGTACGGGATCTACGACCCTGACTGCCAACAACGTGCTGCTTGGTAACGGCACCTCTGCGTTGCAGGCGGTGGCTCCGGGTACTGCGGGTAACGTGCTGACATCAAACGGCACAACGTGGGCAAGTACCACTCCCGCAGCTTCTGGCGCAAGCAAAGGTCAGGCAATCGCTTTCTCCCTCATATTCGGTCTGTAAGGATAAATCATGGCAAATCCAAATATCGTTAACGTAACGTCGATTTTAGGCAACACGACTTACTACACACCAACTGGCACGACTGCTGTTGTTCTATTAGCCAATGCCGCAGCCTCTGGCTTGGTCTACAAGATCAACCAGATTGTCTGCGCTAATGTGAACGGCTCCTCTGCTGTAAACGCAACGGTGTCCGTGTACACCAACGGCGCGGTGGCCCAAGGCTCTGCACCTAGCGGCGGTGTGGCATACCCTGTCATCTCGACGATCTCTGTACCAGCCAGCGCATCCCTGATTGCGGTGGACAAGACCACAGCGATATATCTGCAAGAGGGTACGTCGATTTCCGTTACCAGCGGCACGGCAAGCGGTATCACTTACACGATCAGCTACGAGTCTATCGCCTCTTAATCGGAGAACAGTATGTCTTTACGACAAATGTTCCAAGGTAGTATTGTGAAGCCGGGGTTTAATCCTCTGGCTACGCAGACGACGACTTATCTGTACAACTTATATAGTTGGGGTAGAAATAATTTTGGTCAATTAGCGCTTGGCAATACTACCAACTATTCATCTCCAAAACAAGTTGGATCATTAACTAATTGGTCATCAGTTTCTGGAATTTATTTCCACAATGTTTCAATTAAAAATGATGGCACATTATGGGCATGGGGTTCCGGGGGGTATGGCAGTCTTGGTTTGGGGAACACAACCGATTATTCCTCCCCCAAACAAGTAGGCGCACTCACCAATTGGTCTTCAACTGCCGCTGGAAATAATTTTTCTGTAGCCGTTAAAACCGATGGCACACTTTGGTCTTGGGGTAGTAACGCGTTTGGACAGCTTGGTTTGGGTAATGCAACTTACTACTCCTCACCTAAACAAGTTGGTGCACTAACTAATTGGGCTGCAATTTCTACTGGGACTAGTTTTTGTGCCGCTATTAAAACCGATGGCACGCTATGGTCTTGGGGAAATAATGTTTATGGTCAACTTGGATTAAGTGATACAACATACCGTTCATCTCCAGTGCAAATAGGCTCAGGAACTACTTGGGCAAAAATTTCTTGTGGATGGCAATTTTCTGTTTCTATAAAAACAGATGGAACAATTTGGTCTTGGGGTAGAAATAACGGCGGACAACTGGGGATTGGAAATACAACTAATTATTCATCTCCAAAACAAATTGGATCATTAAATACTTGGTCAAAAAGCTCTTGTGGGTACGCTCATGCTGTATTGGTTAAAACCGATAACACTTTATGGACATGGGGAAATAACTCATACGGTCAACTTGGTATAGGAAATACCACTTACTATTCATCTCCAGTACAAGTTGGGGCATTGACTAATTGGTTGATCTCTGCTGGTGGTTATGGTAATACCGCAGTAACTAAAACAAATGGCACTTTATGGACATGGGGGTATAACGCATACGGTCAATTGGGCCTTGGTAATATTACATACCGCTCTTCTCCAGTTCAAGTTGGTGCATTGACTACTTGGTCAACCCCTAATTGCAGCTATTACAGCGCTTTTGCATTGAACGGATAAATTATGGCAACTGTAGTCTCAGGCGTTCAATACTCAGGCAT